GTACGCTCATTCGTGCAAATTCATGCACCTTGGATGAAGCCTACGCACATGAAGTACTCAGAAGTGCTTAAGAAGGGTGCTCATGCGTTGTATGCAGCCTTTCATGGGTGGGACTTCTACGACGGTGAAGGCAGGAAGGAAAAGAATGATCCTACAGGGGATTTTCTAGGCCTTAGTCCTCGTCAAGCGTATATCGAGTTGTTCAAAGCACTAGAGAGGCTTCATGGACCTGAAGTATTGGGCTGGATTATGCGTAAGAGAATCTCTCGCAACAGTCATAATGGTCTTATTGTTTGTAGTGACGCTGGTCGTCCTCAAGAGTTGAACCCAATCATCGAATATGTGGGTGCTAAGAACGTATTGATCGTTGAGATACACGCAACAGGTGTTACGTTTGAACAGCACGCTGATATACGCAGTTATGTTGGTGATGAAGTCAAGAAGTTGCATCCTGGAGTCACTGTAGTCAAGATACCCAACAACATTGGCACTCGATCAGACAAAGACATCTTCAAGGTGCTGTGTCAGGGCGTTGCTAAGAATTGGTTGGACATCGAGGAAAAGGAAGATGCGTGATGGCAACCACTATTGCAGAAATGAACAGAGAGATAATGGTCCGTGCTAAAGCATTGGGCCTAGAAGTTGACTGTGGTTGCGATGGAATGTTCGGTGCAGAGGTAGCTATCATTGGTGAAGCTCCAGGTGAGCGAGAGAAAACCATGAAGATGCCTCTTGTAGGTAATAGTGGTAAGTACCTCTGGGATAGTCTACGCAAGTATGGCTTGTCACGCCAGAAGGTATATGTGAGTAATGTAATTAAGCGACAGTTGCTCTCAGTTAACATGGCTAACATGAAAGAGAAGATTGGTGATGGGGAAGTTTCACACTACACCTCGATCTTGTTGTGGGAACTCGCTCAACTCCCAAATCTCCGATATGTTGTCTGCCTTGGTAACTATGCTCTCGCTGCAATTACAGGACTTAGAGGTATCACTAATTATCGAGGGTCGGTGTTCGACGTGCAACTCAATAGTATTCATGGAGAAGGAGAAACACTCTCCAGGGATGTCAAAGTTGTTGTGATGTACAACCCGGCACACGTGTTGCGTGAAGCCAAGAACGAAGTGATGTTCAAGTTCGACTGTTATCGCCTCAACCAAGTAATTACAGGTGAGTTTCGTGAGCATGAAATCAAAGCCCACATCAATCCGTCATTTGAGGAAGCAATTGCTTGGATCGACAGGATGCAAGCTGAGGGCAAGCCAGTTGGCCTTGATATCGAGACTAGCTCGGGAGAAACCATCTGCGTCGGGCTTGCTAACGACCCGCATGAGGGCTGTTGTATTAACTTTCGAACCAAAGATAGTAACAGATGGACAGTAGAAGAGGAAGCGAAGCTGTGGATAAGGCTCCAGAAGCTAGTAGCAGACCCGTCCGTGCGTCTTGTTACTCAAAATGGAATGTACGATTCGTCGTGGACGTATTTCCTAGATCGACTACGTTTGCGTTCTATTTGGTTCGACACGATGCTCGCCCATCATACCTTGTACCCCCGTATGCCGCATTCGTTAGGTTTCTTGACAACTCAGTACACTACCCACCCATTCTATAAGGACGAAGGTAAGATTTGGAAAGAGGTAGGCGATATTGATGCTGAGTGGGTGTATAACGTCAAGGATTGCTGCATCATGCTTGCGTGTCAGCAACAAATGTTGGGAGAGTTGGAACAACAAGGGCTGAGTGACTTCTTCTTTAACCATGTGATGCATTTGCAACCACATCTAGTTGATATGACTGTTCATGGTGTGGCGATCGACAAGGAATTGAAGGATCAGATCGCTGCGGATATGAAAGTCAAGATTGGAGTGATGCGGGATGAATACTTTGCAATGGTTGCTGATTGTACAGGTGATGCTGAGTTTCGTCCCAATCCTAATAGTCCGAAGCAGATGGCTGAGTTATTCTTCAAGAGACTTAAGCTTGTGGGACGCGGGGTTGCGACGGACAAAGAAAATCGTCGTCGTATGCGGGATCATCCTCGCACTCCAGATGATTGTCGCAACTTACTCCTTCATATTGATAACCTGGCTGTAGAACAAAAGTTCTCATCCACCTATGCGGAGATGTCGGTCGATGAAGATAACAGAATTAGATGTGAATATAAACAAACTGGTGTTAGCTCCGCCCCCGGTAGGCTCTCCTCTAGTTCTACTGGTTGGGGGACTGGAACTAACCTTCAAAACCAGCCGGGACGAGCGCACAATATGTTCATTGCAGACCCCGGATACGAGTTTAACTATTTCGACCTCCAACAAGCTGAAGCAAGAGTTGTCGGTTTTAGAGCCGTAATCCCGTCATGGATGGAACAATTCTCGCTTCCAGGCGTTGACACTCATAGAGCACTCGCCTCTATCATGTTCAACGTGCCGTACGATGAAGTACCTACCACGGATTACAGTGAAGATGGGCCGTTTGCTCCGTTCTCTATTCGTTATATCGCCAAGCGTTGCCGACACGCGTTGAATTACAGAATGATGCCGGATCGTTTAGCTACCACTCTGCAAACCTCATATGCGGTTGCGGAGTATTTGTGGCACCAGTATCACAAGACTAACCCTGAGATACAAGAATGGTGGGAATGGCAGATTAAGCAGGTTCAAGAGAAGCGCCGTATCTACAATGCGTATGGCCGGCGTTGGATATTACAGGAGAAGTTCAGTGATGATGCTCTGGAGCCTGTTATTGCCTTTTATCCTCAATCTACTATTGGGGACAAGGTTGCTCGTGTTATTTATCAGTGCCACACTGACCCTGACTGGCCTACAGGCGATGCGAGAATTGCCCTTAACATCCATGACGCCCTTATTGCTCTTAACAAGCGGGGTGTGGGTGCTGATGTACGAAGAATAATGAAGAAGTACGCTTTAGAACCCCTGCACATCGAAGGCATGGACGGAATTACGCGAGAACTCATAATCCCTTGTGACTTGAAGTGCTCACAACCGGATGAGAATGGAACGCATCGCTGGTCAACTCTACAGAAAGTTGAAGCATGAAAGAAGTACCGCTCACGAAGGGATACGTAGCCCTTGTCGATGATGAGGACTACGAAGATGTGATGCAATACGCATGGCAAGTGCATGAAAGGCCCAACACGTGTTATGCTTATGGTATTGTCAACGAAGAGCAAATAGCTTTGCATCGCTACTTGCTAAAAGCTCCTGCACACTTACAAGTAGATCACAGAGACAAGAATGGATTGAATTGCACTCGCGATAATATGCGTTTGGCAACCAATCAACAGAACCACTGCAATAAAGTCGTTCCTCAAGGACCAAATGGTTCCGGCTTTCGCGGTGTGAGTAAGCGTAATAGTGGTAGGTATCGTGCACAAATCAGTGACACTCATAACCACATTACGCACCTCGGCACGTTCGACACAGCAGAGGAAGCTGCAAGAGCGTACGATGAAGCAGCACTCAAATATCATGGTGAGTTTGCAGTGCTAAACTTTAGAAAGGTAGAAGCATGAGCAAAGTAGAAGATACCAAGGTAGCAGGTCCAAAGACGAAGGACAGCAAGCGCCTGGAAGATGCAGACAAGGTTCGCGGTGAGGAGTTGTCTGCGGAAGAACGCACATCACGCTCTGCGGAAGAAGTCAACGCCATGTGCACAGAAGAGAGCATCGAAGGTGCTAATCAGCATCTACACGATGTAACTTCAGGTCATGTGTTCGGTGACAACACTTCCTCAAGCGGCGGTGCCAATAACCCCGGTCAGCATGGCCGTGACGGTGGAACGGTTAACGGTGAGGACAACAATCCTTCACCAGAAGATCCTACACCTGAAGAAGAAGCCCCGCCACCAGAAGAAGGAGAAACCCTCGCTAAGGATAGCGAAGAGAAGCCTGAACTTAAGAAGCTCTAAACTCTAACACAAAAAGGGTGTTGTTTATGGACGACGAAGTTGATGTACCCGAAGTTGGTTCGGTGTGGAATTACGGTGGCGACAACTACGTGGTAACACGTGTTGAAGAAAATCGCTTCATCTGTCAGGATGATGGTGATTGGGTTGACGCTATCGAGATTACGGACAAGGTGAACGAAGGCGAAGAAGCCAAGGTCACTTATGTCTTGTCTCTGGACAACTTCATTGATTGCTACAGTGAGGGCGAGATTGTGGAAGGTGCAAGTGCGGAGCAGCTTCCTGTTGAAGAAGGTCCAGAAGTAGACAATACTCTTCCCAATGAGGGAGAAGAAGCTGAGGCTAAAGGCTAAGGCTTAAAGAGGTTCCCGCGTTCGGAGATAGTGCTTAGTGCGTTTAGGGATTAGCAGCGACACTGAGTGCGATCCTTCGGGCGCGGGGATACTTAAGGAGACAATCATGGCTAAAGAAGAAAAGAAGAAAGTAAAGTCCATTGAGGACATCGAAGCCTCACTGCAAGACAACTTGGACAACTTCCCAGAAGCTACAGAAGATGATCCATACCTTGTAGATGCTAAATCGTTTCTTACGCAATCACTCACTTGCGTTAAGAAACAAATCAAGACTAATGTCTAGTCTTAATAGAAGGTTAAGCAAATGAAGTTGCACTTTGAAGAGGAATTGCGAGACTTCGATGAGAAGTTTGCCGCTTGTAGCGCTCGCATTAAAGGACCACTCACCGCTGTTCCTCACAAAGTAACCTGTAAGAGTTGTAAGAAAACAACTTCATACAGGGAAATAATGGATGAGTAGGGTCAACTACAAGAAGTTAGCTAGGGAGGACTCTTTTGTCGGACAATATCTTGCCTTTTCCGAGAACTCGGAAACTCCCTACGCTTACGACTTCTGGACAGCACTATGGTGTATATCGGTGGCTCTCGGCAGAGATATTGCTGTTGATCGGCCTTCCGCTCCTGTTTATCTTAATCTTTACTGTGTCTTGGTTGCTGAGTCGGGAGTTACTCGAAAGTCAACAGCCGTTCGCAGGGCAGTATCCTTTATACGTGGAATGTGTAACGATACCAATCAACTCATCGAGTCAAAGAT